TCAGCTTACTTCGCTATAGATCCCCACCACACGCCCTACCGTTTTAATCTCGTCGATACCGCACTCAAACGGAACCTTGCCGCCCGCCACGTGGAGTTTTTTACCCGGCAGCAGCGTTAGGTCGCGGATGCTGGCGGTGCCTTCAATCTCAACCAGCCACAGGCCGTCGGTTAACGATGCGTCTTTTTCGATAAAGTGCAGCTTCCCCTCCGCCCGGACGGCGATGCCGCGCGCCAGCGGTTTGCTAAAGAAAGCAGAGTCTATACTCAAAATGGAATTTTCTTCCAGTCTCCCGTCACTGAGTGTGAATGTCGAAACTGAAACGGGATCGCCCGGCACGGGGTGACCTTCAAACTGCGCCCCTTGGCCGGTCATCAGCCAGCGAAGGCTGGCGCCGGTGTCCAGCGCGCACTGAACCGCAAAGTCGTAAGAGACGGTACCGCGCGCGTAGCGGTTCTGAAGCGAGCTGGCGGCGATATTAAAGTGCCGGGCCAGCTGGATTTTCTGCGTGAAACCATATACCTGACAGATTCTATCGAGTAACTCTTCATTATTCACTTGAGAATCTAAGATCAAAATATATTCCTTTGGGTGTTTACTAATACTCAATTGGGTATTAATATCATTGCAAATTCGGGCAATCAGCGGCAGACGTTGGCAAACAGAGGCTAATGATTGCAGACAGTATCAAAATGGGAATCATGCAGCATGGCTTCTGAAATCGCAATCATCAAACGGTGGAAAAAACCGTGCTGTACCCGTTTTCAGCACATTAGCGTGCGTGAATTTATGCGAGGGGTGATATGGCGATAGAAGCTGCCCGTGCAAGGGTTCCACTTAGCGTGGGAGCGCGTCTTAACGGGCTTAACCACGTCGCTGAACTGCGCGCCCGATACGGGAGCGATAGCGGAAAAGAGCTGGCGCGGTTTATGGCCGAGCTGCGCGATAAGCGCGACCCCTGTTTTGAGGAGAACTGCAGGGCACTGGCCGCCCTTTTTTTCCTGGCGAGATTGCCCGTCGCCCGGCATGAGTGCGATATCAGCGAGCTGACGACCGAAGAGAAACGGGCGCTGATTAACGCCATGAACCATTTTCGTGCTGTTGTGAGTTTATTTCCTGAACGGCTGACCATGCCGATATAACCCAACCCAAAACTAATGGCGTAAACCCGCCGGGCATCCTTTTGCCTGAATTTAAGGAGAACGCGTGATGCGAAACAGTGAAAACCGCCCTTATCCGATCGGAAGTGAAGAACTGAAACGCCTGCTGGCAGAGGCAAAAACGGAGGAACGATGCGCGCGAGCCCTCGCGGTCTCCCTGCGCCTGGAGGCGCTGGCGAGCCATATCTACAAAACCGGTATGAGCGGAGAGGACGTTGCCGAACTGCTGTGCCACGAGGCGGCCCGCTACGAGCGTGAATCACAGGAGCTGCACTGATGGCCGATTTTATCGATCTTGCCCAGGCGCGCGAACAGGAAGACAGAGAGCGCCACATTAATAGCGCCCGCAGACGACCCGCATCGCCTTCGCGTTTCTTCTGCGAGGACTGCGAGGCGCCGATACCGGAGGCGCGCCGAATAGCGGTGCCTGGCGTAGCCCTGTGCGTCACCTGTCAGGAGATCGCAGAGATGAAAAATAAACACGTCCGGGGAGGATGAGTTGGCGACGTCATTTGCTTATCCGTGGAATGCCCCACGGTCGGCCATTGCCAGCCCTTATCTCACCCATGCCCAACAGCAGCGCCGCGATCGCTTCTTCGCGGCGCTGAAGCAGGCAAGAATGGCTCTTTCACAGCAGCCTGACTGCGTGCGTTTTGAGGTCTGGCGCGCGTTTGACGCCCTCGAACAGCATCGTGGCAGCCCGCAGGCTAACGCCTTTTTGATCCGCTTCTGCAAAAGAATGTTACCTCGCCTGCGGCGGGTCTCTGAACGCTATGCCTGCGCAGGTTTGCATGAAGCAGTCTCCCGAACCGTGTTTGACGGCCATTTCGATACCCTGCTTCTGCAGTACCTTGCCTCGCGAATGGTCGAACTGGTTGCCCGCTATAACCGTCTGCCGGATATGTCCCGCGCGGACATCGACCTGCTGGCCGCCGATATCGCCAGCTTTATTCGCGGCGAGCTGGCGAATATTAACGATGCTGAGATGGGCGAATACCAGACGCTGTACGTCTGGTATCAGCGCGCCGGACTGATCGCCCGCCAGTTCAACGTGTCGCCTCCGCACTGGGAACGGGTGTCGAAGACATGTTTCGACAAAGATGACGTTGCCGCGGCGGTGATACGCATGTTTTCCGAGGCGTGGTGGCGCGGGCGTCTGCGTCGGGTCGCGGCGGCCTGGCGCGAGCATTTGCAGATTGCCCTCGGCAACGTCAGCAAACGGAGAACGGCGTATGCGAGCAAACGCTGCGTGACCGAGTGGCGCGAGCAGAAGCGCCGCACCCGCGAATTTCTCAAGGGCATGGAGCTGGAAGATGAAGAGGGCAACCGCATTAGCCTGATTGAAAAATTCGATAGCTCGGTGGCCAACCCGGCGATACGACGCTGTGAACTGATGACCCGTATCCGCGGATTTGAAAATATCTGTGAGGCGCTGGGCTATGTGGGCGAGTTCTATACCTTAACCGCACCCGCGCAGTATCACGCGACGCTGAAATCAGGCTACCCCAACGCGAAGTGGAACGGGGCCAGTCCGGCGGATACGCAAGGCTACCTCACCCGACTGTGGGCGCGCATCCGCGCAAAGCTCCACCGTGATGGGATCCGTATTTTTGGTATCCGCGTTGCGGAACCCCATCACGACGGTACGCCCCACTGGCACATGCTGATGTTTATGCTGCCGGAAGATGTCGAATGCGTTCGTCGGATTATCGGAGACTACGCGCGGCAGGAGGATGCCGTTGAGCTGCAGAGCGAAAGCGCCAGACAGGCGCGCTTTCACGCGGACGCGATCGATCCGCAGAAAGGCAGCGCCACCGGCTATATTGCCAAATACATCTCAAAGAATATCGACGGCTATGCGCTCGATGGCGAGACCGATAGCGAAAGCGGTGGGCTGCTGAAGGAGACGGCGTCCGCCGTGTCGGCCTGGGCGGGGCGCTGGCACATTCGCCAGTTTCAGTTTATTGGCGGCGCGCCGGTAACGGTCTACCGCGAGCTGCGGCGTCTGGCGGATCCCGAGGCCGCGAGCGGTCTGAGCGTTGAGTTTGCTGCCGTCCATGAGGCTGCCGACGCCGGCGACTGGGCGGGATACGTTACTGCACAGGGCGGCCCGTTTGTGCGTCGCGATGATTTACAGGTGCGCACCCTGTATGAGCCGGGTGCCGGGTTTAACCAGTACGGCGAGGAAACGGTCCGCATCCGCGGCGTGTACGATTCTGCCGTTGGCGCGGGCAGCCCAATTATAACCCGACTCACGCAGTGGAAAATTGTGCCGAAGCGGGCCGCGGAACTTAAGGACGCACCTGTATCCTCTCGGAGTTCTGTCAATAACTGTACGCAGACCGATCTTTCTCAACCCCTCAGCAGGCGTGCGAGGCGGGCGTTAACCGAACGCATCAAATTCATCCGCCCTGGCGCGTCGTCGCCCATCGTCTTCGCGAGCGACCCGCAGAACGGGGTTCCGGAGAAGGTGATCGATGAGATACGGCTCGCCACCAGAATCGCCATCAGCCGTGGAGAGGCCCTGCATCTTATGGCTGGCGGCGTTAGCCGCTTTAACGACAAATGGTGCAGAGGCGCAGCTGACGGATCGCTCTTTCCGGCAGCGCGTTCTTATCAGCACAAGGCGCGGAAAATCCTTGAACGTATTGGCTATTTAACGGATCTCTTTGCTCAGAGAGCCCGCTAATCTCCATCCATATCATGTACATACCGTGAAGGGTTCTGATTTTTCGCTTCACTCTTTTTATGAATACGTGCTACTGTATGTTTATACAGTATCTCGTGGTGGAGGTTGTGTGGACAGAGAGTTGAACGAGCAGGTCATGATTGAACGCGTCGAGATGATTGCGCGACTGACGACAGAAGGAACATGTCAGGAAAGAGATCGTGAGATTGCCCTGAATTTGATTGCTGAGATTGCGCGGGGAAATTTAATCAAGAACAACGCATTTACCGTTGTTTTCTCAGCATCGCCTGTTCCGGAACGAATCAAAAAAGAGGGTAACGTTCGGGTGAACATTACGCTCGATAAAGATCAGCAGATTGGCCATGCCGTCGTTGAAGCCTTTCAGTGCGAACTGACCCGCAGAATACGATCCCTGTTTCCGTCATCGCGGGTGAGCGTGAAAATAGGATCGGTGACGGGAGTCGAGCTCCAGGGGCTTGAAGGAGAGGCCGATCGCGAAATGCTGGATAATATTCTCCGGGAAGTCTGGGAAGACGAGAGCTGGCGTTAGCCCAGCGTCATAGCCCGAACGTACCCCCTCATTCAGATTTTGCGCTTTCGTCGACCCACGCTTCGCTGCTTGTGGACGGTCTGTTGTGTCCGAGATTGTCCATCCGTCAGCGATAGCGCAAAGGCCGCCGGCCCGGGAAACTCTACAGTACCTGGTAACCGGATGTTGGGAGCGTCTGATGAAGATCTATGCAATGCAGGGGGATACGCTTGATGCCGTTTGCGCCCGCTATTATGGGCGCACGGCTGGCGTCGTAGAAGCCGTTCTGAAGGCCAATCCTGGCCTCGCGGAGTCAGGCGTTATTTTGCCTCACGGCACGCCGGTAGAGATGCCGGAGGTGAATAGCGCCCCCACCAAAGAATCCGTAAACCTATGGGACTGAGCCTGGAGAAAATCACCACGGTTATCGCCTACTGGCTGGCCGTAGCGCTGGCCTGGTTCGGGGCGATGTCTCCTGAAAAGGTTGCGCTGTACGTGGGGAGCCTTTGCGCCATTTTTACCGCGCTGACGAATTACTGGTTTAAGCGCAAAACCTGGCGCTACCTCCAGTCTCTGGGCCTCGATAAGAAGAGCATTCGTGAACTCAATCATTAAGCGTTGCAGCGTCGCCGGCGTGCTGGCCCTGGCGGTGCTGATGCCTGACTTTCGATTACTGAAAACCTCCCCGGAGGGGCTGGCGCTGATTGCCGATCTCGAAGGATGTCGCCTCTCGCCCTACCGGTGCAGCGCTGGCGTATGGACGTCAGGCATTGGGCACACGGCAAATGTCGTGCCGACGCGGGACATTACCGAGCGTGAGGCCGCGGTAAATCTGGTCGCTGATGTGCTCAACGTTGAGCGTCGTCTGGCGGCGTGCGCGCCGGTGGAGATGCCGCCGCGTGTCTACGACGCGCTGGTGAGTTTTTCCTTTAACGTCGGCGCAGGCGCTGCCTGCCGTTCGACTCTGGTCTCCTTTATCAAACGTAAACAGTGGTCACAGGCGTGCGGGCAGCTTACCCGCTGGGTGTACGTCAACGGCGTCAAAAATACCGGGCTGGAAAATCGCCGCGTCCGCGAGAAGGCCTGGTGCATGAAGGGGCTGCCATGAGAGTCCTCATGCTGATGCTGGCCGGACTGCTGGCCATCACGCTGTGGCTTCGTCATGACAACCAGACCCTGTCCCGTTCTCTAGCCACGGCCAACCGGGTCGCCAGCGAGCAAAAAACGGCCCTCGCCACGCTTAACCAGCAGCTGTCCCTGTCTCAGCGGATGGCCAGAGCAAATGAAAACGCCCAGGTCAGGCTCCGTGAGGAGCTTGTTACTGCGGGCGAGGAGAGGGCAAGACGGGAAGCGACTATCGGGAGATTACTCAATGAAAATGAAGCGTTACGCCGCTGGTATACCGCTCAGTTGCCTGATGCTGTCCGCAGGTTGCACACCCGCACCGCCTGTGCCTCCGCAGCCCATTGTTTACAACGCCTGCCCGAAGGTGAGCCGCTGCCCGATGCCGGGAAGCGAACCCGCCACTAACGGCGATCTCAGCGCGGATATTCGCAGGCTGGAATACGCCCTTATCGCCTGCGCGCTGCAGGTTGAAACCATAAAAGACTGTCAGGATAAACTCGATGCACAAACTCAAGAGCCTGCGTCAGGCATTAATTGACGCGATCCCCCAGCTGAATGCCAACCCGGAGCGCCTGCAGATGTCGGTCGGAAGCGGCAATATTGACGCCCGACTGGCCTCCTCTCTCTCCTTTGAAAAGCGGTATGCGCTGAACGGGAAGGTTAGCGGTTTCACGGGCGACAGCGAGGGATTTTTTGTCCCGGTGCTGGCCTGGCTGCGGGAAAACCAGCCGGACATTTTTACCCTCGATGAAGGACGCAAAAACGGATACACCTTCACGCTCGTCTTAAACGATGACGATACGATGGATATCACCATCAGCGTGCAATTGACCGAGCGCATTCTTGTCACTCAGGAGCAGGGCGCTCTGCACGCGACCTATTCCCCGGAGCCGCCGCTGCCGGAGCCCGTCACGCGTCCGAAGGCGTTGTACATCAACGGTGAGCTGGTCAGCCAGTGGGAGGATTAAGCTCCCCGCGCTGAAGGCCGCCAGCCGCCTGCTGTCTGGACCGCTTGTTGTATCATCCCGCAGAAAACCCCGTCTCGTTGCTGCCGTTCCTCCTGAACGGCATTCTCTTCTCATGAATACATTAACTTCCATGAACGGTATCGCTCGCGCGATCCGCAACCTGATTCGTATCGGTGTTGTGACCGACGTTGACCTCAACAGAGGGCTTTGTCGTGTCCAGACCGGCGGGATGAAAACCACCTGGCTGAACTGGCTAACCTGTCGTGCGGGACGTTCGCGCGTGTGGTGGGCCCCTTCCGAGGGAGAGCAGGTGCTGCTGCTGGCCATCGGCGGTGAGCTGGATACCGCCTTTGTTCTGCCCGGCATTTTCTCGGACGACCATCCGGCACCGTCCGGGTCACCTGACGCGTTCCACGTCTCGTTTCCGGACGGCGCGGTGATCGAGTACGAACCCGGGCGCGGGGCGCTGACGGTTGCAGGCATTAAAACGGCCGACATTACCGCCTCTGAATCGCTGACCGCCACAGTGCCAGAGGTGAGGGTGACATCAACGTCCCGCATCACGTTGGATACGCCTGAAGTGGTGTGTACCAACAGGTTAATTACCGCCTCGCTGGAAGTGCAGAAAGGCGGTGTGATGGCCGGAAATATTGAGCATTCCGGCGGTAAATTCACCTCCAACGGGGTGCAGGTGGACAACCACGCGCACGGCAGTGTGCAAAGCGGCGGAAGCTGGACTAAGGGGACACAATGACGGTGCGTTACAGGGGGATGAACAGGCAGACCGGGCTGAGCATTTCAGAGGCTGAACACATTCGGCAAAGCGTGCGCGACATCCTGGTCACGCCGATTGGTTCGCGGGTCATGCGGCGGGATTACGGCTCGCTGCTGGCGGCGATGATCGACAGGCCGCAGAGCCCGGCGCTGCGCCTGCAGATCATGGCCGCATGCTATTCCGCCATCCAGAAATGGGAGCCGCGGATAAGCCTGACGGCCATCACTTTCGAACGTTCGGAGAACGACGGGACGTTGTATGTCGATATCACCGGCACGCGCCCGACCTCCGGACAATCCTTTTCTATCACCATTTCACTGAGTTAAACGCTATGGCTATTGTTGATCTGAGCCAGCTCGCCGCACCTGATGTCGTGGAGGAGGTGGATTATGAAACGCTGTTGGCAGAACGAAAGGCCACCTTTGTGTCGCTCTATCCGGAAGAGGAGCGAGAGGCGATTGCACGGACGCTGACCCTGGAGTCAGAGCCGATTGTGAAGCTGCTGCAGGAGAACGCCTACCGGGAAGTTATCTGGCGCCAGCGGGTTAACGAGGCTGCACGGGCGGTCATGTTGGCCTACGCGGCGGGCAGCGATCTGGACCAGATTGGGGCAAACGCTAACCTTGCGCGTCTGACTATTACCCCTGCCGACGACACCACGTTACCGCCCACTCCGGCTGTGATGGAGTCCGATACCGACTTTCGTCTGCGCATCCAGCAGGCTCCGGAAGGGCTGAGCGTGGCCGGTTCGACGGGCGCGTATCAGTTCCATGGCCGCAGTGCAGATGGACGGGTGGCGGACATTTCCGTCATTAGCCCACAGCCGGCAAACGTCACGGTTTCCGTGCTCTCCCGGGAGAATAACGGCATAGCGTCTGAGGAACTGCTCGCCATTGTTCGCAATGCGCTGAACGATGAGGATGTCAGGCCCGTCGCCGATCGGGTGACCGTCCAGTCGGCCAACATTGTCGACTACAGCATTGAAGCATCGCTTTTCCTTTTTCCCGGCCCCGAAAGTGAACCGGTACTCAATGCGGCAAGAGCCCGGTTACAGGCCTACATCACGGCTCAGCATCGGCTGGGACGCGATATCCGCAAGTCCGCCATTTACGCGGCCCTTCATGTGGAAGGGGTGCAGCGGGTGGAACTGACCGCACCCGCGGCTGACATCGTGCTTGATGAAACGCAGGCCTCATGGTGCAGCCACTACAGCGTAATCGTGGGGGGAAACGATGAGTAATACACGCCTGTTACCGGTTGGCTCATCGGCGCTTGAGGTCGCTGCGGCGCGCGCCTGCGCGGACATCGAAAATACGCCGGTTCCGCTGCGCCATCTCTGGAATGCGGATACCTGTCCGGCGAATTTGCTGCCCTGGCTGGCGTGGGCGTTTTCCGTTGACCGCTGGGATGAGAACTGGCCGGAGGCCACCAAGCGGGAGGTGATCCGCGCCGCGTGGTTTATTCATGCCCACAAGGGAACGATAGGCGCTGTACGTCGCGTGGTGGAGCCGCTTGGCTATCTGATTAACGTTACCGAGTGGTGGCAAACCAACGATCCGCCCGGCACCTTCCGCCTTGATATCGGCGTACTGGACACGGGCATCACTGAGGAAATGTATTACGAAATGGAGAGGCTTATTGCCGATGCGAAGCCTGCCAGCCGCCACCTTATTGGCCTGAATATCATCCAGGACATTCCCGGTTATCTCTATACCGGTGCCCTGAGCTATGACGGCGACATCATCACGGTTTATCCCGGATAAGTGAGAGCACAATGACAGTGAAATATAAAACGGTTATCACCAAAGCCGGTGCCGAAAAACTGGCTGCCGCGACCGTCCCGAACGGTAAGAAAGTGAACTTTACGGTTATGGCGGTGGGTGACGGTGGCGGCACGTTGCCGGTGCCTGATGCCGGGCAGACGAAGCTGGTTAATGAAGTCTGGCGCCATGGGCTGAATAAAATCAGCCAGGACAACAAAAAGCTGAACTATGTGATCGCGGAGCTTCTCATTCCTCCTGAAGCGGGTGGTTTCTGGATGCGTGAGATGGGGCTTTACGATGACACCGGTACGCTGATTGCCGTCGGCAACATGGCGGAAAGCTATAAGCCGAAACTTGAGGAAGGGTCAGGCCGCGCGCAGACCGTCCGTATGGTCATCATGGTGAGCGACATAGAGTCTGTCGAGCTCTCGATAGATACGTCTACGGTAATGGCGACCCAGGAGTACGTTGATGAGAAGCTTGAGGAGCATGAGCAGTCTCGTCGCCATCCCGATGCCACGCTAACGGCTAAAGGGTTTACGCAGCTCAGTAGTGCGACTGATAGTGTGTCTGAAGCGCTGGCCGCAACGCCGAAAGCGGTCAAGGCTGCCTACGACCTCGCCAGTGGGAAGTATACGGCTCAGGATGCGACTACCGGACAAAAGGGGATTGTTCAGCTCAGTAGCGTAACTGATAGTCCATCCGAGTCTCTTGCGGCGACACCCAGGGCTGTCAAAACGGTCGGCGATGATCTCATTAAACTCAGGAATAGCCTGGGTACCGCCGCGACGAAAAACACACAGGAAGCGCCTGACGATATTACTCCTGGTCGGTTGCTGGTTAACGGCAGTGCAGTGGCTATCAGATCTGTATCTGCAAGAGCCGGTACGGGACTTTCAAATGCCGATGCTCTGCCGCCCAACTCGGTGAGTTTTTGTTATTCGAATGCAACCAATTCGCCAGGTTATGAGGCGACGATTCTTGATGTCGGCGGGCTGGGTGGTTACCGGGTCCAATACGCTGCTTCTTATAGCGATGGTGGGAAACAGCTTAAATTCCGTGCGCTTAATGGTGATAACAGTGTGTGGGGGGGATGGACAAAGGTCATCACGAATCATGGCGGAAGTGTTGCGTATTTGTCTGATGCTACTTACTACCAGACGAACCCCACTGGTTGGTACGGAGCGGGTGCTTTTGCCGATCAGTATCAAAACAACGCAGCACCTTTTTTGATGCCAAAAGGATATCAGTCACCTAACGGTAATTCTATTTATCTACCGATTATCAAAGGTTTTTCGGAAACGGCAGGCCATGGTTATGGAACAGCGATTAGTTTTGGGATTTACCGCACGGGTACTAACGCGTTTGGATCTGCAATCATAAATTTAACTGGCGATGCCAGAAACAGTGTTAATTACCAATTTGATATTAGCGGTAATTTTAATGCCCCTGGACAGGTCAGCAGTGGCGGTAATATTGTTGCAGGGCAGGGCCTATATGAATCTGGCGGCCTGGTACGAGTTTACTCATCAAACAACCCGCCCCCACAACAAGATTTAAGTCCTTATGCAAGGCAGGACTGGACGCTGCAATACTTTGTCCGTGATGTCGCAATGGGGGCGGAGGGGGGATTCACGATTGTAAGAAATGCCTGGCAGCGTGTACCTCCAGGATGTGCCATGACAGGCTATAACTTTGAAGGCGATAACCCCGGTGGCGATACGATTTTCTACCGCCCAATTCAGAAGTACATGTCTAATATCGGATGGATTACTGTAGGTCATACAGCATGATAACACTTAAAAATTTCGTTCAGTATGAACCAGAATATAAAGACTTTATGTTTAACGCTATTTTTCTTCAGTCAGAGGACGGACTAGACTGGTATTACCATATGTCCCGTTTCCAAACTGATACTCTGAAAGTCTGCTATGATAAAAATAATATTATTCGTTCTTACAGTAATCAGGTAGACCGACTCTTTCCTCTGGGCATGTCAGTTTCAGAAGTCGATCAAGCAGACGTGCCAGAAGGTTTGAATATACATGGTGAGTGGGCCTGGAATGGCATTAAAATTATTCCACGCGAGTTGACTCAGGATGAGGAAATACAGCAAGCAAAAACCAGGAAAAGTGAATTACTTGTCGAAGCTTCAGATATTATTGCCCCACTCCAGGATGCCTCCGATCTTGGCATTGTAACAGATGAGGAAGCTGCCTCGCTGTTACTCTGGAAGCGCTATCGGGTGATGCTAAACCGGTTGGATCTCAGTACTGCCCCAGCTATCGACTGGCCCGAACGCCCAGCCTGACCCCAAGCCCTCCATCCGGAGGGTTTTTCGTTTGTTGTGTAATCCTTTCCCCAACCCCAATACGTCGCATCAATCACGCACTCCACAGACAATAGCCTCACCACTAAACGAAGGAGTTAACCGGATGGGCGACTATCACCACGGCGTGGAAGTTATCGAAATCAACGATGGCACCCGCACCATTTCCACCGTCTCGACGGCAATCATCGGTATGGTCTGTACGGCCAGCGATGCTGACGACAAGACATTTCCTTTAAACGAGCCCGTGCTCATTACCAACGTGCAAGCTGCGATTGCGAAAGCCGGTAAGGCGGGGACGCTGTCCGCTTCTCTGCAGGCGATCGCTGACCAGTGTAAACCGGTTGTCGTTGTTGTTCGCGTGGCTGAAGGCACCGCTGAAACACCGGAAGAGGCGCGCAAGCAGACCGTTTCCAACATCATCGGTACCACCGACGAAAACGGTAAATATACCGGCCTGAAGGCGCTTCTGACTGCGAAAACGGTAACCGGCGTTAAGCCACGTATTCTCGGCGTCCCGGGGCTGGATTCTCAGGAAGTGGCGACCGCACTGGCCGCGATGTGCCAGAGCCTGCGCGCGTTCGGCTACGTCAGCGCATGGGGCTGTAAAACCATCTCTGACGCGATCAACTACCGCAAAAACTTCAGCCAGCGCGAGCTGATGGTTATCCATCCTGATTTTCTGGCATGGGATACCACCACGAACGCAACGACGACGGCCTGGGCAACCGCCCGCGCGCTTGGCCTGCGCGCCAAAATCGACCAGACAATCGGCTGGCATAAAACCCTGTCAAACGTTGGCGTCAACGGCGTTACGGGCGTAAGCGCCTCTGTCTCCTGGGATCTGCAGGAACAGGCTACCGATGCGAACCTGCTTAACCAGGCGGGCGTCACCACGCTGATTCGCAACGACGGCTTCAAATTCTGGGGTAACCGTACCTGCTCAGACGATCCGTTATTCGTCTTTGAAAACTACACCCGTACCGCGCAGGTGCTGGCCGATACCATGGCGGAAGCGCACGCGTGGGCGATGGATAAACCCATCACGCCAACGCTTATCCGCGACATCGTTTCTGGTATTAATGCCAAGTTCCGCGAGCTGAAAACCAACGGCTATATCGTCGACGGCTCCTGCTGGTATGACCCTGAGTCTAACGATGCATCAACCCTGAAAGCGGGGAAACTGTATATCGATTACGACTACACCCCTGTCCCGCCGCTGGAAAATCTGACCCTGCGCCAGCGCATCACCGATACCTATCTGGCAGACCTGTCAGATTCGGTTAATAGCTAAGGAGCTGCAGCATGGCGTTACCACGCAAACTTAAATACCTGAATATGTTCAACGATGGCCTGAGCTATATGGGCGTTGTTGAGTCTGTGACCCTACCGAAGCTTACCCGCAAGCTGGAGAAGTATCGCGGCGGCGGTATGCCGGGCTCGGTCTCTGTCGACCTCGGTCTGGACGATGATGCCCTGGCGCTGGAGTGGACCGTTGGCGGTCTGCCGGACGCCGCGCTGTGGGCGCAGTATGCCTCTCCGGGCGCGGACAGCGTGCCGCTGCGCTTTACCGGCTCTTATCAGCGCGATGATACCGGCGAAATCTCCGCCGTCGAAATCGTCATGCGCGGCCGTCATAAAGAGTTCGATGGCGGTGAAAACAAGCAGGGCGAGAGCGGCACCACCAAGATGTCCACCGAGTGCGCGTACTACCAGCTGACCATTGATGGCAAAGAGATCATCGAGATCGACATCATCAACATGGTGCTGAAAGTCGACGGCGTCGATCGTCTGGCAGAACACCGTAAGGCCATCGGCCTGTAACCCTTTAACCGGCCGGGATTACCGGCCGGTGAGTTAACTTTCAGAAGAGTAACGAAATGGAAAATATCAACGAGACCGCCATGCACGAAAGTGAAAACCCACATATCGTCACGCTTGATAGCCCCGTTCAGCGCGGTGAGCAGAAAATTGAACAGGTGACGGTTTCTAAACCCAATGCGGGAACCCTGCGCGGGGTATCGCTGGCGTCGCTGGCGCAATCTGACGTCGATGCACTGATTAAGGTGCTGCCGCGAATGACCTCTCCGGCGCTGACCGAGCATGAGGTTGCGCGCCTGGATGCCTGCGATCTGCTCTCTTTTGCCGGTAAGGTGATCGGTTTTTTGTCACCGGCTTCGGCTCGCTGAAATTTCCCGAAAATCTGTCGGTCGACGATCTGATGGCGGATATCGCGGTGATTTTCCACTGGCCGCCGTCAGAACTGTACTCCCTGAGCGTGACCGAACTCCTCTTATGGCGCGAAAAAGCGCTGCAGCGAAGCGGAAACCACCATGAGTAATAATGTCAGTCTTCAGGAGCTGCTTAAGGCAGTCGACCGGGCAACCCGACCGCTTAACGCTCTCCAGAACGCCAGCGTCACTCTCGCAAGCGATATCCACGATTCGCAGACGGCGTTGGGGGCGCTTGATGAGCAGGCGGGGCGTATTAACGGCTTCAGGAAAGCAAACGCCCAGCTCTCCGTGACGGAGCAGTCGCTTGCTCAGGCGAAACAACAGGCAGCGGCGCTGGCGGTGCAGCTTAAAAACACGCAAAACCCTACCCAGGCACAGGCTGATGCGCTGTCCGCAGCCCGAAAATCGGCGGCCGACCTTAAGCTTGAGTACAACAGCTTACGCTATTCGGTACAGCGCCAGCGCACTGAACTCGCCCAGGCGGGAGTCAACACGCGTACGCTCTCGTCTGATGAGCGTCGTTTACGAACTCACATCAGCAAAAAAACGCAGCAGCTTAACCGACAGCGGGATGCGCTGGCCCGCGTCAACCAGCAGCAGGAGCGGCTGAGTACCGTTCAGAATCGCTACGAGTCAGGCAAACGCGTTACCGCGCGGGTGCGCCAGCTTGCGAATGCGGGTGTGGGCATGGCCAAAGCGGGCTTTGACCAGACGTCCCGGTTTATGGCGCCAGGCATCAGCGTTGAAAAGCAGATGTCGGCCATTCAGGCAAACCTTGGCCTGTCGAAGGGGGATTCCCGGCTTGAGGCGATTCGCCAGCAGGCGCGGGAGGTCAGTGCCAGGACCGGAGTACCTGCAGATACGGTCCTTCGGGCACAAACCGAACTGACTCGTTCAGGCTATGACGCCGATGGGCTGCTTGCGGCCACCGCGCCAACGGTCAACCTCAGCCTGGCGGGGAATGTCGACGCGGCTAAAGCGGCCGATATGATCGCCAGCACGCAGGCCGCGTATAGCCTGGCCGATGCGGATGCGGGACGCATCGCAGATGTGCTTACCCGCGGTTTTACCTCTTCGAATACCAGCCTCGCTGAGATGGTGGCGGCCGTCACCTCTGCAGCGCCCGCTGCGGATGCCGCCGGTATGGGGCTTGAAGAGACCACCGCGCTGCTGGGCGTTCTGGCGGAAAAAGGGATGAAAGGCGCCGCCGCCGGGGACGCGCTCAGCGCGATGTTGCGCCATGTTCAGACTCCGGATGCCATAAAAGCCTCGGGGGCGCTGGCTTCCGCCGCGGGTGATGGATCGCTTGATGAAAAACGCCAGCAGTTGCAAGGGGCGAAGGGGAGTACCGCGCTCGTGGCTTCCGTGCAGAGCGATAATCTTGACGGCGATATCAACCGATTCCAGGCCGCGTGGAACGGGTTGAAGATTGATGTATTTGATAAAGCGGATGGCGCTCTGCGTAACCTGATAACAACCGCAACCGGCTGGCTTGGCACGGCCTCCCTTTGGGTGAATGCCAACCCTGAGCTAACGCAGACCCTCGCCAGCGTAGTTGTCGGCGCGCAGGCGTTTGCTGGCGTACTGGGTGGCGTAGGCACGGTTCTCGGCCCGGTTCTGACGGGCGTCAATATGGTTATCACCGCGGCCGGGATGTTAGGAACGGTATTCAGCGTGGTGGGCGGCGCCATCATGACGGTGCTGGGCGCACTTAGCTGGCCGGTGATTGCCCTTGGCGCGGCGATTGCCGCCGGCGCCTTACTGATTTTCAAATACTGGGAGCCCATCAGCGCCTTCTTTGGCGGAGTGATGGAAGGGCTTTCAACGGCTTTCGCACCGCTGGGTGCGCTGTTCTCACCGGTGATGACGGTATTTGACGCTATCTCGGAGAAGCTGGGCGGTATCTGGCAATGGTTCACCGACTTAATCACGCCGATCAAGGCGACGCAGGAAACGCTGGATGGCTGTAAAAACGCTGGCGTGGTTTTTGGACAGGCGCTGGGTGATGCGTTAATGGCACCGCTTAATCTCTTTAACAGCCTGAGCGGCAAGGCCAGCTGGCTGCTGGAGAAACTCGGTCTTATCAAAAACGAGTCGGGTAATCTCGATGCCGCGGCGGAAAAAGCAGGCGCGACATCCTCTTCTGCGGGCAGTTCGTCCATTCCGGTGGCGGGGATCTCTGGCGTCGGCCTGGGGTATCAGCCAACCCTCGTGCCGGGAGGACGCTCTTACGTCGATCAGAGTAAAAGCGAATATCACATCACGCTGCAGGGGGGCACGGCCTCAGGAACGGATCTGACGCGTCAAATCCGGGAGACAATAGATAGCATTGAACAGGATAAAGCGAGACGGCAGCAAGCCAGCTTTATGTAAGGTTGAGGAGAGAGAAAATGTTAATGGTGCTGGGTCTGTTTGTCTTTGAACGACGAACCTTACCCTATCAGACAATGCAGTTTACAAAGGATTATCGCTGGGCGTCCAACAATCGGATCGGGAAACCTAAAGCCTGGCAGTACCTTGGCGAAGGCGAGACATCTTTTACCCTCTCCGGACTGCTTTACCCTGAGCTCACGGGAGGGCGGCTTTCCCTCAAGGCGGTTGAGCTGATGGCGAATGAGGGGCGGGCATGGCCGTTGATAGACGGAACCGGCATCATTCACGGCATGTTTATCATTGAAAAAGTCACGCATACGCATTCGGATTTTTACAGTGACGGTACCGCCCGAAAAATTAATTTTACGCTGGAACTGAAACGCGTGGACGAATCGCTGATGACGATGTTTGGCGATCTGAGAACCCAGGCCGAAGAGCTGGTGACGAGCGCACGTAATAGCATTGGAGGGCTGGTGGGATGATCACCGAAATGAATATCCGGGCGGGTGGGAAAATCGCCCCTGATTTTATGCTTAAGCTTGACGATCGCGATATCACACAAAATTTCAGCCATCGTCTTATCAGTCTGAGCATGATCGACAAACGTGGACTGGAAGCCGATCAGCTGGATATTCAACTGGATGATTCCGACGGGCTGTTAGACTTGCCGGCCCGGGGGGCAAAGCTTTCCTTATGGCTGGGATGGGAGGGAACCCCGCTCCAGCCGAAAGGGAACTTTACGATCGATACAATTGAATTTCGGGGCGCGCCGGACACGCTGACCATTCGGGGATGCAGCGCTGATTTTCGTGGAAAGCTAAACGTGCGGCGCGAACAGTCGTGGCATGACACGACGATCGGCGCGATAGTCAATACTATCGCTCAGCGTAACCAGTTAACTGCCAGCGTTGCGGCGGGACTTGCATCCATCGCCATTTCTCATATCGATCAGTCTCAGGAGACCGACGCTGCGTTTCTCACCCGCCTGGCCGAACGCAATGGTGCCTTTGTTTCAATCAAAGCCGGCAAGGTTATTTTTATGAAAGCGGGGCACGCCGTGACGGCCAGCGGCACGCCGATCCCCTTAATGATGATTGAGCGTGGGGACGGCGATAAGCACCTTTTTTACGTTGCCGATCGTGAAAACTATTCCGGCGTGACGGCCAAATGGCTGCAAACGCGCGACCCAAAACAGCAAAATCCTCAATTGAGTATTTCCCGTCAGTCAGGGGGGCAGCCGACAGAAGCACTGCAGCACCCGGATGCCGCCGCACCGGTAGCGGGAGCTGAAGGCAAGGAGCAGAAACCGCAAGAGAGGCTGGTGGGATCGGCGGAAAACGTATTTGAGCTCACCACGGTGTATGCCTCTGAAGAGCAGGCTCTCAGGGCCGCAGAGGCGAAGTGGCGCGCGCTGCAGCGGGGTACCGTGAATTTTTCTATCCAGCTGGCGCTGGGGCGAGCCGATCTGTACCCCGAAACGCCGGTATTAGTAAACGGTTTTAAACGCGTCATTGACGAGCAGGCGTGGATCATCGGCGAGGTGGTGCATACCCTCAACGATAGCGGATTTACCACGCAGCTTAAGCTTGAACTGAATGCCACTGACGAAAAATTTACTGTTGATAGTGAGTAATACAGTTGCTATTGGTTTTATTTTGGGTATTATTGATTCACAAAATGTGAATCAAGTGGAGGGATACATGTTTCATTGTCCTAAGTGCAAGCACTCTGCGCATGCGCGTACCAGTCGCTATCTAAGTGAAAATACCAAAGAGCGCTATCACCAGTGCACCAATGTGGACTGCAGCTGTACGTTCGTGACGATGGAGTCCGTGGAGCGCCTGATTGCGACCCCCGGTGCCTCTGAACGTGTCCGAACGGCTTCGCTGAACCAGGCTTAGTGGCTGCGTCACCGGCTCAAAAAAGCCAATAAAAAAGCCACTCAATCGAGTGGCTTAATCATATGATTCTACAGCTAAAATTTGGTGGCTCCTGCTGGACTTGAACCAGCGACCTGGCGATCATGAGTCCCAATTTAAAGTCTTATAAAACAATGCGTTACTTTTTAAATGGGTTGTTGCATCGAATAATTTCAAATATGAAAGCATAGTGAATAGGTCAGCTGCCATTTTGCTGCCAATGATGCCTATAAAAAATGATAATCGCCATTCAAGAGGTAGAGGGCTAAACCAAACATAAAGGAGCCGAACAGCGAAAACACAGTGTTATACCAGTAGAAGTAGATAGGTGTTTCGGATCGGTAGATGTAGTAATTTTCATGTGTGCCTTTATACCAGCCGACGAAGACCCCACTTCTAAGAGCTTTTGCTGAATGAAAAATCATCCACAATCCGCAAAGAAGTACACAGGTCAATACTAATAATGTATCCCATTCCATAGCTTGTCTTATAAAAATAACGCCTTAAAAAAGTGTTAGTGGGTTGAGCAATGTCGCTTCATTCAGGTGGTCAGGTGCAAAGTGAGCGTAGCCGAGAAACTCGAAAATTTGGAGCTATGGAGGCGCGCAGCAACGCGCTGGCTTGAGGTAATGTATTTGCCAGACCAGACCAGACCAGACCAGACCAGACCAGACCAGACCAGACCAGACCAGACCAGACCGACAAAACGCGCGCAGCGGCAGCGGTACGCCGCAATAACTGCCAGAGAATGCTTAACAGCATAAAGCATGATTAAACTACCCCAAACGTATAAGAAGTGCGGAGAGCCGGCACCGGGTGATCGAGCGAGGTATTGCCATCGAGGGAGGCTACGTGCTGGCAGACCCAGGGTGCGAAAGAATTGGCACTAAAAACAATATAGGGCGGATTAACCGCCCCCTTTTTTTACGCTGTTACACGCTCGTTCCACGCGTCTGAATATTGGACGTTCCCATCGCAATACTTCCAGGTGATCCGCTCATAGCGCAGCTGTACGCCCTCATTATGATTATGCATCTGTAAACCTGGCTCTTTGCAGTTATGCATAACTGGGTTAATGCTGACTACCCGCACATTCTCAAGCAGCATGTTGAAATACTCGACCTCTTGCCCCGCGTCGTTGATTCTGTACCACTTAATTTCAACGCTTTTAAGCGTCTGGCCGGTTGCTACCGCTTTATAGAGATACGGGCTGGAGCTATCAAATTCTTTTTCGATCATAAGCGGCGCATGTAAGCGTGTACCCGTGATTTTGCCCGTGTTGCTATCGGTTGGAACAAGCAAGCCGTGACTAAAAGAGAGAATTTCTACGCTACTTTCACGATCCTGAACATCTACAGACCCCCTGATCAGGTTGCCGCCATCGTCTTTAAGCCACATGTAAGCTGGAATAGCCATTTTTAAAACTCCATTTTATGAGGGTAAACCCTCATTAAACGGCTAAAACCGGATCGCAGGTGATACAAATTGTGTTATCGGTATGAGTGATTAAAACGCGTTAATTATTGATATTAATAATAAAAACGATTGATTGATCTCAAACAGTACCGTGCAGCGCCGTTGCTCTTATGTTGCTGGTTTTGCCAGGCAAAAGGGAATAACGATGGCATGTATACCGATTTACCCGCCCCGCGGGCTGGAAATTTTGCGCGAACACATTAGGCTCGCGCGGGCGCGTCACGGAGTCCAAGATATGGCTACCCCGCTTACGTATACGTGGTTTTATGAGCGAGTAAGAAACGGCGGGGTGTGGGATTACAAACAACAAAAACGGGCTTACGCTGACTTCGGGAATTTTCATTACGGCGCAGTGGGTTATGCAGCGTGCATACCTGCAAAGATTTTGCTTATTGCCGCCGGCGCGGCGCAGTGGAAAGCCGGCACATCAAGACCAGAGTGGGGGAATTTCACGGGGGCCCCGCCGTTTGGTGATGATCCGATGGACCAATTTTGGATAAAGCAAGGCATAGACTATGTTAAGCAGCACCACTATTAGGGCGTTTAAGGCGTTGCATTGGGTGGCTACAATTACGATGGCCATCGTGATCGCTGGGTACTGTTATTTCCAGCATATACAGCGTTTAACTGTTAGTGATCGGCTTTATGAAGTTCGCCAGCTCACGCCCCGGACCTGGTTATACATTACTGAGTATGACGGCTCGAACATGACCACGGGGAAAGTGTATCGTTATTTTTTAGCGAGCAAGATTGACGGCGATCCGCTGGTGGCTCTCGAAAAACAACATATCGCGCCCACGCTTACAGCGAACACCGCCCGCGCGAAAGTTGACGGCATAGGCAACAATATCTCACTTACTGTTTATGGCACCGTGTACAGCTTTACAACGTCCGCATTTTTTTATGATGCTGAGGGAATAGCGGCCGCGCCGTCAATCGACTTAACGGCCCGTGGCGAGGGCTGGGACAAGGGGAAATTTAGTCGATAGATAAATATTTATTTAAAAATCCCTTGCGGTCGGGTCAATGACCCGATGAGCCGCGTGTAGTGAAGATCTAACTGCGCACAAGTAAAGGGTAACTTGAAAAGCCCGCTCAACCAGTTGGTCTGCGGGCTGTGTAGTATTACCGGGTTCATTGCTGACTGAAATTATTTGACTAACTAATGACTAGCAGTTGAATCAACGCTTTTTAGGTGGTGGAGAAACCTGTTGTGTCTGTTGAGTTTGGCTTGGTGGTTGATACCCGTTATTTTGCTGGTTTGGTCTACTAGTTGGCTAGTGACCCTTGTTCACTGGTTGCCAGCCGTCATTGGCAAACCCTGGTTTGTTGACTGGTTTTTCTTCAGACATTTTTCGTCTCTTTATTACTGGTTGTAGGTACTTGCAACTTAATAAACTCAACACTTTCGATTTCATTAGTCAATATTATAATGCCTAATGTATCGGTCAGTTCATGATCGAAGTCGCCATCGCTATCCAAAGCCCAATGTTTTTCTAAGTAGAGTTGCTCTGGTTCAGGCCTGCTTGATGCAAAAGAGTTGTAGCTATATAAACCGCCATATTTTTTCCCATTTTTAAGTGTTACTAAAACCCAGCAACATTGGTTCGTTGAGAAAAAATAGTCCCAGGCACGCCCCATGGGATGAGGGAGTATCTGCCTGATTCGATTGTTCTGTCGAATCTTCAGCAGGAGTATGGGTAAAAGAACAGGAATAATCACTAGGACTGAGAGATAAAAAATATAATACCAAAATGGATGCGAATCGATAATCTTATTTGTTTCAATGAAATAAATGGGTATCAGCAAAAAGGAATAGTTAATGCAACTGTATGAAACTACATCAATAAGCATTTTGGAAGTGTCGTTATCTGCGGCTGGATGGAAGAGCCGATAAACTCTCATGCTGATGAAGCCTGGCATAATAAAAAGTACGAATAAAAGTAGTTTACCTTTTTCAAGTACGTCCACAGTCGTTCCTTCAGGAGGTAAAATTTCTTGAATGGCTAAAAGTAAGGATTATAGCCTTTCTTCTGAAGCTCTAGCATCAACACTCTGCTTGTTTTTTAGACAGTGTAAGCAGGTTTCTAAATGATGTTGAGACTTTTTTTTACATTCTTTGCACTTGATGAAGACCATGTAAATCACTTTTTGTGTATCTGAGCCGTGAGCCATTCCCTGGTAAGGGAGAATGTAAGGGGACAAAAAGGGGACAATGGGTGCAGAAATAAAAAAACCACTCAGTGGGTGAGTGGCTTAATCATATGATTCTAAAACTAAAATTTGGTGGCCCCTGCTGGACTTGAACCAGCGACCAAGCGATTATGAGTCCTAATCTAAACGCTTATAAAACAATAATTTGTATTTTTTTCAAAAGCTTGACTATACGTATAATAGATAATAGATAATAGTACAGTATAGTAAGTAGTCCTGCTGCCAAAGTTTTAGTACATTATCCCGAAAATTATCTGCAAAAGTTATCGATCAGATCCTTCTTATCAAGTTTTGAGTACTTATATTGGTTAGACTGATCGAACATAACATGACAATCTTTTGTTTTGTTACTTTTATCGAAACTAAAATTTTCATCTGAAACTTTTGAAGTATGGAATACTTTCAGGAATCGGTTGTAAAAAATGTTGTAATTATCATATTTCTTGAACGTTAACTGTTCAGTTGTAGGGCCGCGTGCAATATTTGCAGAACCACTAAGACACTCGATATAATCTAAATTAACACCACAATATATTTTGGAATGGAAGCGCGAGTTTCTAATCGCGTTTTCAATCGATTGCGGAGTGAATTTATATTTTTTAAGTATATTATAATCATGAAGATTTGCACTTACTGCTTTTTCGAATGAATTTAATGTTTGAGTCTTTGTTATTATTTTTAGTTTGTCTGAATGAGATTGCGAAATAATGTCAGTCCATAAGTCAATTAAATCAGAGTTTTCAGATCTTGTATGTCCAACGTAAGGGAAAATTAAATATACTTTCTCAAAAAAAAGTTCCCATCTAATTATCAACTTTCTAATTATTTCAATAAAATCAGATTTGGATATAGTGCCATCCAGTCTTTCATCAAAATCTATGCAATTAGTTATGTGTCCAAGAAGATAATCTGAATCAGAGAAGTCCAAGTGGTTGTGATCTTTATAAAATAATGCTGAGTGAGGTGTTCCGCAAGAACAAGTGAAATCAATTTTAACTATTGATTTTTCAGCGTTAAAACCATACCCTGATATATCCATACAGATATACTGACCTACTTCCTGTCCCCATTCTTTAAATTCATTCTCAAATTTACTTTGAGCTAATTCTTCAATGTTCTCCTCACAGTTTGTGCACTTATAAAGATTAATAGTCTTAAAATCAAACTTTGGACTTTTTCGAAATAGATCTCCGTCATATTGAAAGGCAGCATTAAGTATTAGATGTTCAGATGGTAGTTTTACCGAATAATCAACACATTCTGTTTTAAATGCACCATCTATTATTGCGGAGTCGGCAGGGTTCTTACATCGGATAGTAAAGTAATTTTCACATTCTGCACATTGACATATCATTTCACCCCGGTCATTCTCTGCTACATACTTTATTTCCATGTAACTAATAATGTTTTGGCAAGATGGGCACTCACCTTTGAAAAATTTTCTATAAATGTCCATGTTAATACCCCGTTAAAAATTATTTGCTAATCATATTAAGAGGATTCAATTTGATTGCTTCTGCAAGATGGTCTGGAGCGAAATGAGCATAGCGCATTGTAACCTTAATATCTGTGTGACCTAGGATACGCTGTAGCACAAGAATGTTCCCGCCACGCATCATAAAATGGCTCGCAAATGTATGGCGCAGAACATGTGAAAGCTGACCGTCAGGTAACTCAATCCCTGCGCGTTTAATGGCACCCCGGAACGCAGAATAGCATCCAGTAAACACTGGTTTTGATGTTCTCAATTTGGGGAGGATCTCGTATAGTTCTTCACTGATTGGAACGGCTCGGTTTTTTTTGCCTTTCGTTTTGATGTACGTGATCTTGCCTGGGCTAATCTGTTTGCCGGTGATTGATTCAGCTTCGCCCCATCTTGCGCCAGTAGCGAGACAGATTTTTACGATGGTCACCAGGTCCTGCGCTCTGCTGTTCTCACATTCTGCAAGCAAGAGTTTAACTTCATCAACGGTTAACCAGGCCAGTTCCGCCTCGTCAATTTTAAACTCCCGAACATTCTCCAGAGGGTTCGGTGCTATCCAATCATCAAGCCTTTTCAGTTCGTTAAACATGGCCCGAAAATAGGCAAGCTCAAGATTCACTGTGCGCGGGGTAACGGACTTCACACGATCTGAACGGGTGGTTTTTCCGCTTAACCGTTGTTCGCGGTAGGTTGCAAAAAGCTTTGCGTTAAACTCAGTCGCTAAAGGGTTGCCCATAGCCAAGCAGGCAAACTCCATCGCCCCCTTGCGTTTCACTCCATCAGATAGAGTGACGCCATGTGCGTTGAACCAGGTTTCAACGAGATCAGTGACTCGACGTCTGTCTACCTTCTCACCCAGCCAGGGCTTGTCTTGCGCCTGTTCTTTCAAGTGACACTCAAAGGCCAGGGCCTCTCCTTTGGTGGCAAACTGGCGGCGCACTCGCCGCCCGTCCCGACCATTGGGGAACACCTGAGCTTGCCATTTTCCTGAGGGGAGTTTGCTTACAGTCATTATTGCTTGCTCGCGTTATCTCGATACTCTTTAATTTTCCCGACAGCAAGTAAGCAAACCAATACGGTAAAGATGTGCTGAACGGTTGGTGAGAGATATATTGCAAATAGCATCAGAGTTAGCAGGAGTGCGGGACCGACGCACAGTGAGATGAAGCTGGCAAAAGCCTCTTTCTGCTTCTCTTTGGACGTGAGGTAAGCCAGTGTGAGGCCAGAAATAAGAACTAGCGCTAATTCAATGAACGTCAACATAATCACTCCGTGAAAGTTGTTTTGCCTACAATCTTCCCTAAAACCAAAATCCCAGACGCCTCACATTCGAAAGAGGCTGGCCCATTCTCAACGCGCAGCCGCGAGCCAGGTAGTCTGTAGATACGTCTAATACTGGAAAAACCATCAATTTCTATAAACCATACCCCGTCGTTTACTTCCCCTTTGTATTCTTCTACCAGATACACATCCCCTTCAAACTTCACTAAAGAGAGGTTTGCTGTGTTCTTCGGGATTAGCAGCGAATCGTAATGAACCACTGTAGCACTTGAGATAATCCCATTTGTGATTTCTTTGTATTGCAAACGTAATCCATTCTCAGGGGCGTTCTCCACGCCAGGGCTGCCCTGACCAGTTGCTAACCACAATAGCGATGCACCAGTATCAAGATGGCAGGCAATCAGCCAGTCATGGGGGAATGTGTCACGCATCCAGCGGTTTGCCATCGTACTTTGAGACACTCCGAGATGCTCACAAAGAGCTTGGCGTGTGGAAAAACCGTATGCCTGCAGCACGCGTGTTATGGCTTCTTTTCCGCCACTTTGAGATGAGAAATTGAATGGTGAGATCGCCATTGGGGTTTCTTTTGTATTTGGCATATTTAAAATGCGATCCTATTATCGGTTTTGTGGTGTTCGGAATAAGTGCGAATACATCCGAATAGTGAAGTTTTAAACACAAACTGAGGAATAGTGCATCATGAAAAGCAATTTTTCAATGCGTCCTAGCATCAATCTTGTGGTGTCTGAGCCTTACATCACACTGGATGAGTTCTGCCGCCGTACCGGCTATAAGCCAAGCTATGCCCGCCAGATGATCCGTGAGAATCGCTTGCCAATCAGAAAGAAAGCGGGCGTTAACAGCCTCATCGAAATCAACATGTTTGCTTTGACGATGGAAGCAGCCCAGGGCTGCGAAGTCGCAATGCAAGCTTGATAGTTCCATTCTGAGATAAAAAAAGGAATTACGACATGTTTGATTATCGCGTTTCTAAACATCCGTATTTTGATGAAGCCTGCCGGGCCTTCGCCTTACGCCATAACATGGCAAAGCTGGCAGAGCGTGCAGAAATGAACGTTCAGACACTGCGCAACAAGCTGAATCCGGAACAGCCGCACCAGCTCACCGCGCCGGAAATCTGGCTGCTTACTGATCTCACTGAGGACTCAACTCTGGTTGATGGCTTTCTGGCACAGATTCACTGCCTGCCGCGTGTCCCGTTGAACGAAGTGGCAAGCGAGAAGATGCCACATTACGTGCTGAATGCTACAGCAGAGATTGGGCGTGTTGCTGCCAGCGCAGTTTCTGGTGAGCCACAGACCACCGCCAGCCGTCGGCAGGTTATCGACAGCATCAACTCTGTTACTCGCTTGATGGCGCTGACGGCTGTTTCTATGCACGCCAGGCTGCAGACAAGCCCGGCGAGCTGATCGCAGAAATGCGTGGTGAATGCGCCGTGTTCTATACCATCACCTGCCCGTCACGCTTTCACGCGACGCTTAATAACGGCAGGCCAAACCCGAAATGGACCAGTGCCACGGTCCGCCAGAGCAGCGATTACCTGGTGAATATGTTCGCCGCCTTCCGTAAGGCGATGCACAAAGCCGGGCTGCGCTGGTATGGCGTCCGCGTTGCCGAACCACACCATGACGGCACCGTGCACTGGCATCTGCTTTGCTTCATGCGCAAAAAAGACCGCAAATCCATTACCGCGCTACTGCGTAAATTCGCCATTCGTGAGGACCGGGAGGAGCTGGGCACCAATACCGGGCCGCGATACAAGTCTGAGCTTATCAACCCGCGCAAGGGTACACCGACCAGCTATATCGCCAAATACATCAGCAAGAATATCGACGGGCGCGGGCTGGCGCAGGAAGTCAGCAAAGAAACAGGCAGATCACTGCGCGATAACGCTGAGAACGTAAACGCCTGGGCTTCGCTGCACCGTGTCCAGCAATTCCGCTTCTTTGGTATTCCTGGCCGCCAGGCGTACCGCGCCTGCTGGCCGGTCAGGCTGCCAGGGCGCAGGGTGACAAGAAGGCCGGCGCGCCCGTACTGGAAAACCCGCGTCTGGATGCAGTGCTGGCCGCAGCTGATGCTGGCTGTTTTGCCACCTATATCATGAAGCAGGGCGGCGTTCTTGTTCCCCGCAAGCATCACCTGGTCAGAACTGCCTATGAACTGAACGACGAGCCGAGCGCTTACGGCGATCACGGTGTTCGTATTTATGGCATCTGGTCCCCGATCATTGAGGGCCGGATTTGCACTCATGCAATGAAGTGGAAAATGGTTCGTAAAGCCGTTGACCTTCAGGAGGCGACAGCCGACCAGGGCGCTTGCGCCCCTTGGACTCGTGGCAATAACTGTCCCCCTGTTGAGATTATGAACCAATCAGGGGGATATTTAACTGAAAGCCCTGAGCCGGAGGCGCTGCCGGACCTCCACGATCTGAGCACGAAGGAACGGCGGGAGCTGACAGCCAGGCTGAGGCTGATAAAACCGAAACGGCGGAAAGGATATAAGCAGGAAATTACGGATCAGCAGCTCCAGCAGCTCGATGCTGAACTGAGGTCCAGAGGGTTTGAAGCGAGTGAAACAGAGGTGGAGCTGCTTCTACGTGGCGGCAGCATTCCGTCCGGGGCCGGGCTGCGTATTTTCTACCGAAATCAGCGCCTGCAGGAAGACGATAAGTGGCGGCTGTGGTACTCGTGAGTATCGACCGATAAGTGCAGAATCGTGACCTTTGTATGGCTAACCGATTGAAAGCTAAAAAAGCATTTTACAATCAGAAATCTCTTCTGCACTGTATATATAAACAGTGGGTATGTATACAGTTATTTGTGCAGTAGTATCGATAGGAGGGAAGATGCAGGACTATTTCTTGGAGTCGTTAAAGCTCCAGCGCATTGATTTTTTTATCAAGCTTGTAGCGGCTAGTGAGTGTGACGATGAAGAAAAGCAGCTGGCTATCCAGTGGGTTTCTGAGTTGACGGATGAGCTGATGGCAAAAATTCGTGCTCATGAATATGGCCGCTCCATGGATCTTCCCAGTTAGTAGCAGGAATGTTGCTGGCGTGAGAACTTGATTCTGACGTCAGCGAGGTTGAACAATGAGCCAGGCGAGGCGTTAGCCATGGAAAAGTAACGGTCATATTTTACAGTTTAGGTGTTAGTATTCACTATCAAATGCTACTGAGCTTTTTATTGGTTATGCACTATTATTTAGTTAAGTGTTATTATTTCTTGTTGTTAAGTTAGCACTTTTTTATTATTTATTTATTCTAGTGTGTAAGCTGTAATCATTGAACGTTGTGTATTATATGTTTTATTTGTCAATTTTTAATGCTATGTTTGTACTAAGTATTCTTTTATATCTATTTTGGTATGTAGGAAATAACTTATGCAAGCTATTTTTAATGGTCTTATAAATATACGGTGGTGACAAATGAAATTGAGAAAGATGTCAAGTGGTTCAATTCGAAATTGTTGTGACCCTCAACGCCGTAAGTTATTGATTGCATCATTGGCAATGTTATTAAACCCACGGGCATGTATTTCATTGAAAGGTTCAGCAGCAATTTTTTTAGCAGCAGGAACAGGGCTTAGATCAACACCTGCTATTGCTGAACCAGTTACTATTTGCCTTGCTGTAGCAAGTACGGTGGCTAGCTTAATAGCGGCTAATAATCGTAGTGATAACGGAATGGGAGCTGTCCTCAGCGCTTCTCTAGAGTATCAAAAGACTATGGCTGGACAGTTATTTTCAATTCAGGATAGCATGGCTTCATTGCTACAGAAGGTAAATGAACTTCCTAATGAAATGAGGGCGTTATTCTATCAAGAGCGGCTTCAACGGCTTCATACTGATCTAGGGGTTCAAATTATAAGGTATACTCAGGAAGCATCTGTCAGAGCTGGGACATTTAAAACCTACCAAGCATGGACTAATGATCCACAAACTCGAATTGTGTTGGGTAGCATTGTCGATCAACTTGATCAGCTTGCTGCACGTATCATACATGACCGCTGGTTTGATTCAGTCTCTGCTCTCTATGTAATTTCCGCTGTATTTGCTTCTCTAGGTGCACGTTCAGCTCTGGGTGATAAACAACTTCAATTAATGGCTGAAGCACAGCGTTATCTAGATTTATTTCATCTAATGTCAGCAGTTGATGAGTCTGGATCTTCAGCTGCCAGTCTTGCTGTACATCATGCAAATTTAGAACAAATAGAGCGAGAATTAGGGAAGCAAGGATTTGTAATGCCTGCTACCGATAGTACCGCCATACAAAAAATATTGTTGGGAAAACTTTCAATTCAAGACTATACACCACAAACTTTGTTAAAAACACAACAGCATTGTACTAAAATATCACGTAACATGGATATTCCAGAAAAATGTGTAACGGAGAGAATTTATTCTAAAGCCAGAGTCGGCGAGCTAGAAACGTTTGGGTTTTATATTCAAGTAAGGCCTTATTTCGTATCAGGAGGAAAACAACATGGGAGCATTGACTCGGTTGAGATAAAACAGTTTGCGAGTGAAAGTTCACTTGTTACTGATGTTATTTCCCCTGACACGTCCCATGATATATCGATAGGGCCATTCAGTGTAACGTCTACTGTTGTAACACAGGTTGAGGCTAAGACACATGAGGCACGCCTTGCTAATGCAAATTCATCTGATGTTTTCAAACAGGCTGATATAAAACGTAATCTAATTAGTGATCTTCTTAGTAAATACAATGAAGAAGCAGCACTTGCAGCACTTGATGCTGGTACATTAATCGTTTTGAATGCAGCTCGGCGCAATGTTTTTATATTTTTTGGAAAAGGTGAGGGGGCATAATGAAATGTTATGTTATGGATGGTAGGGTGATAATAACTGCAGTTTTATTGGCCGCTCCTATGTATGCGGCCTCATCAGATTATGTTCGCCTTATCGAATCAACTCCATTCCCTCCTGCTGCTGCTCCTATGGAATTATCATCTGCTGTCAGGCTTTCATCAGTAATAGATATTTTTTCAAAAGCAGGCCCTGTATTTAATTCTTCAGTCATTTATCATGAATTTAATAAAAATTTAGATGCGGCATTGCAGGCTGGACTTAGAGATGCAAATCGGCTGGGGCAAACAGGAGTACTTATTCAAACACAAGTTTTTGGCACTACGACTGACGCTGGTACATATTATTCGCTTCGAGGGAAAGGTGCGTATCTTGTAGGCGTAGGAAATAATCCGAACGATGTGTGTTTTGCTTCGAAGTGTTACCAGACTCTTCAAGAGTCTGTCCCGTCAGGTGTAGAACCCACTGAAGATACAGGGTATTTGTGGGTTGAAAGAAAAGCAGCAGGGAAAGGTTTTCATGTGTCGTTTTATAGTACTGAGAGTATTGAGGGGCGAGCAAGAGCAATCTATCTTAATGAGCAAACTAGGAATGCATACAGACAAGCTATTGTTGGGGCATCGATAACTGGATATGCAACTCAGTTGGCAAATGCAGTGAAAACAAAAAAAGAACAAGCTGAGGTTATGGCATTAATAAAAAACCGAGAGGCTGCAGAAATAAGATATAAAGATATAAATTCACAACTTGCAAAAGAACTAAAAAGGGCTGAAAACGCTGCTAAGACAAGTGCTACTCTAAATGCAATAGCTGGCGTGCTAAGTCTCGCCTCCACTATCGCGTTCGCAAGCGTGTCGATGGGGGAAGACCTATCAAAATCATCCAATGGTAGTTTACTTACTAAAGAAGATGTGCTTAATACTTTAAACTCTATAGAGCTTCAGACTGGGCAACGTGTTAAAACTTTGTCATTAGAACAAGAAAGCCTTAAGGATAGTATTAACGGCTATGAAAGTAACATATTGAGGATCGGTGTTGAGTATTTACCTCCATCTAATGGAAGCGTGATGGCACCATTACCTTAGAGAATCATTTTGTATATGTCGTTAATTGTTGGGGAAGAGCGTTCTTTGATAAAGTGGATAACTTTATAAAGTCCATCTCTATTCTGATGGCTAATAAAGTAAGAAGCTTGTTTAGCAATAAATATAAAATGAGAATTAATTAACTAATTTCGTTAAATCAGCTGCAGTGCATTCCTATGCCGCATGAATCCGCATGATCGTTTGTGGGGCGTGTTAGCTGAGATCACCCACGGTCTGGCGGGCTTTGCATATGTCACGCAAGTGCATGAAAACCGCTATACAAAGCGGGCAGGCGTGGCGGGGCTACGAGCGCGCGGTTTTAGTTGAAAAAAAGAAATTGTAATATCAATATCAAGTGTAGTTTAAACATTTAGTATGCAATTTACTGGCATGCTATATCTGGAAAGGAATAAAGAGCTATGTCGATATATGTGGATAACTGCCCTAGATGTGGCACACAAAAAATTGCTTTTGACGTCGTCGGCGCCAATCGAACTGGTGTGTACAAAGCCCCCGGATACGATACGGTGCCTGCATATGAGATCTATTGCGTTTGCAGAGAATGTCATAAGACCACGATTTTTATTTGTATAGATAGAGACAGTAAGAAAACAGCATTGGATAAGTTTAATTGGACTATGACGCTAGCTGGCTTAACGGAGATTGCTAGAGTCATTCGTCCAGTTTCACCAGCAGATTTAAGCGTTAAAGAAGCACCCGAATTCTTACCGCCAGAAATAAATACAGCATACGAGGAAGGGGCAAAATGCCTGGCGATAGGATGCTACAACGCAGCAGCAACAATGTTCAGGCTTTGCCTCGATTATGCGACGAAAGGGCTTATTCCAGATGGAGGGGAAGAACCTACGCAAAAAATAAAGAGAAGTCTGGGGTTAAGGATGGAGTGGCTTTTCGATAAAAAATTACTACCTGAAGCTCTGAGAGAACTGGCTGAGTGTGTTAAAGACGATGGTAATGATGGGGCACATGAAGGGATATTAGATAAAGCAGCAGCAGAGGATTTGGAGGATTTCACCTATATTTTTCTGGATAGGCTTTATACCGAGCCAGGCCGCCTTGCCAATGCAAGGGCCAGGCGGCAGGAAAGGAGAAATAAATAGAGCTAGGTTTATTCTTCGTCAAGAGAATAAGGTTCGAAGCTGATCGCTTCTTCGCCAAGCCAGTCGTTTAGTTCCTGTAGCCGTTTCTGCAATGGCATTAGTTCGTTACGGACAAAGACGCGAGCGGCTTTCTCCACGTCGCCAAACCCGCCGGTATTGGTTGGGATGATCCCCATCAGTTGCGGCGGTACTCGGTGTGCCGCTAGCATGTCATCGCGGCTCACATTCTTGATGTTCAGAAACTCATCTTTCGCGGCGACTTCTGACAGCGGAATAATCTGAATACCGTCCTTCTTACCGTTCGGGCTGTACATGAAGAGATTGCGGAAATTGCCAGGTCCCTTCGATTTTTTCAGCGCTTCGCGAATGTTGTCTACGTCCTTCTGTTCGGCGGCGGGGTCGCTCATGTACATGATGAAGCCAGCATGGCTACCGTTAAGGTAATATTTACGGCGAAACAGCGTGGCTGATTCATTCAGCAGGGAGGACGGAATGGCAGAAAGGTATTCCGGCATCCCGTAAAGCTCCTGGTTAACGTCGGGTTCCATCAGGTGAAACACGCTTCCCTCATCGAACTGATAGGGCTGTGAGTTGTAGCCATACTGCGTAAACCAGTAGGTGTCCGGGTCAATGCCACGACGGGTATATTTGGCAAGCGAGGCGCGCAGCTCCATGATCTGCCCTAACCGGTTCATGCGTTTTTCCAGATAGGCATTACCGAATACCAGAAAGTCCTGGGCGAACCGGGAAAAGGCTTGTTTAGACAGCCAGCGGTGAGGGATGAAGGTACTGGTAAGAATATTGCGTTTTACCTGAATAGCGCTGGAGTGATGCACGGCGGCGCGGTAAGTTCGCGCCAGGCCATCCATGCTGATCGGTGGTTCGTACCAGCGGTCTACCTGCACGCACTCCAGGTAATCAAATAACTCCCGGCGGTCCATTACGGGGATCGGATCGCCAAACGTAAACGCCTCCGCATGTGCATTACTGACCATGTTGGCCGTATCGGTGGCGGTCTGGCCGCGCGGTGCCTTGCTGCGGTTTTTGCGGTTAGCCATTAAAAAATCTCCACGATGTTGCTGGTACTGGCGGAAGCTCCTGCCAGTGGTTCGTTATAAAGTGCGTGCATGGTTGCCCAGGCTAAATCCGCATGGCTGGCTTCCTCTGTGCGGGCTGCTTCGTAGGTTGGCCGGTTGCCGCTGGCGGTGGTTGAGCGGCGAATGGACATAAAGGACTGCGCGATATCCAGCATCCCCGCGTCAAACTCCAGACGGCGCCCGCTGATGATGTCGTAGGCTTTAAGCACCAGGGCATTTTTTACGGTCGGGTTGTAGACAAACTCACGCGCGGCAGGGAAGAACTGCTTAACCGTTTTGTAAACGCCATCGCCAACGCCGGTCGAGTCAATGCCGATGTAGGTCACGTTGTAGCGTCTGGTGATTTCCTCAATCGCTGAGGCCTGGGCGCGAAAGTCCATTCCGCGCCACTGGTGACGCTCAAGGATGCGGAATTTACCGCCAGGGACGACGGGAGGCGCAATGACCACGCAACCGGCGCTGTCACCGTTCTGCGTTCCTTTTGCCGGGTCATAGCCGATCCAGACAGGGTGGTATGCAAACGGACGCAGTAAAAGCGGTTCGAAATCGTCCCACACGTCCCAGCTGTCAACCATGCAGGACTGCAGCAACGCCAGCGGGAACACGGACGCCAGGTCGTCAACAAACTGACACATCAGCAGGTTGTTGTATTCGTCCGGGCTGTACTCCAGGCGCAGCTGGTCCAGGTCGAAAAGGTTACACCCGCCGTTTACTGCATCTTCGATGGTGACTATCTGGCGGTACTGGCCGTCAGGACATAAAACGCCGTGCGCCAGGCTACTGTGAGAAAGGTCAAATTCTACCCTGTCGGCTTTCGGGCGCCCTTTATTGAAAAGGGCACCAGACCAGAACGGGTAGGCGCTGTGCGTCAGGCTGGAAGGAGTTGAGAAATAGGTCTGGCGCCACTTTTTGTGCAGCGCCATACCGGAGGCCACCTTGCGCAGCTCCTGGAATTTCGGTATCCAGAAATACTCATCAAGATACAGATTGCCGTGATAGCTCTGCGCGGTACGGGCATTTGTACCGAGGAAGTAAAGACAGGCACCGTTAGGCAGCACCATCGGATCGCCTTTCAGCTCAACGTCCACCTCTTTTGCGAAGTCGATGATGTACTGTTTAAAAACGTGCGCCTGCGCCTTACTCGCTGACAGAAAGATTTGATTTCGGCCCGTGGTGAGCGCGTCTATCAACGCTTCCCGGGCGAAATAGTAGGTTGCACCGATCTGGCGTGACTTTAAGAGGTTGCGAATACGGTGCTTAATGCCAGCGTCCCACCAGTGGCGCTGGTACTCGAACATACCGGCGCGGAAAATCTCTTCCAGCTTTTCGATCTGCTCGTCGGTAAACAGGTTTTTTTCCGGCGGCTTGCGCGGGCCTTTATTACGGTTCGCCACGTTCGGATTCAGGTCTGCTTCATTCCCGCCATTGTTAAATTTGCCGATCCTGGCCTGTCGTTCTGACTGACGCGCCAGCAGGTCAATTTCTTTAAAATCCTTTCCTTCCTTCTGCTCCTTCATGACGAGCTGGCAATAACGTGCGGCTGTGGTGAGCTGCATCTGATCCAGTGGGCCATATTCGCCCCACTTATCGCGTTTTTTCCAGCTGTGAACGGTTGCAACTTTCTCGCCCAGCATTTCAGCAATGCGGGCTACGCGGTATCCCTGAAAGTACATCAGCATTGCCTGACGACGGGGATCGAGGTCTGCGGGGGTCAGTGTTGTCATGGCACAAACATACGGCCTCAAATCAGCACTTTCCCCGGCTTCGCATTGTGTGGGAGTTCGCACAAGCCCAACGCGTTGTTTACACGCGCCCATCACCGCAAACATAAGGCTCTGAACGTGTTACGAACTAACTAACCGGAGCCGGACCGATGGCAAAAAAATCTAAGCGTTTTCGTATTGGGGTCGAAGGGGCCACTACTGACGGGCGCATTATTGAGCGTGAATGGCTCACCCAGATGGCAGCGAGCTATAACCCGCAGGTATACACCGCGCTGATCAATATGGAGCACATCAAGGGCTTTACTCCTGATGGGCCCTTCCGTCGTTTTGGCATGGTGGAAAAGCTGGAAGCGGAAGAAATCACCGAACCTGAACAGCAAAACTCCCGGTTTCAGTATCGTCATTGAAGGGAAAGATGTGACTACCGTGCTGGATGCGCGCCTGATGAGTCTGACGCTGACGGATAACCGGGGCTTTGAAGCGGACCAGCTTGATCTGGAACTGGACGACTCGGACGGGCTAATCGTTCTGCCGCGTCGGGGGGCCATTATTCAGTTTGCGCTGGGGTGGAAAGGTCAGCCGCTTTTTCCGAAAGGGGCGTTTACTGTCGATGAGATTGAGCACAGCGGCGCGCCTGACCGTCTCACAATCCACGCGCGTAGTGCAGATTTCCGAGAAACCCTGAATACGCGGCGTGAAAAGTCCTGGCACCAGACAACGGTGGGCGAAGTTGTGAAGGAAATCGCCGCCAGGCATAAATTAAAGATGGCGCTGGGAAAGGACCTTTTGGACAAGCCTGTCGATCATCTTGACCAGACTAATGAAAGCGACGCCAGCTTTTTGATGAAGCTGGCGCGGCAGTATGGGGCGATAGCCTCAGTCAAGGACGGCAATCTGTTGTTTATCCGCCAGGGGCAGGGCAGAACGGCAAGCGGTAAGCCGCTGCCGGTTATCACCATAACCCGCCAGGCCGGTGACGGTCATCGTTTTACCCTGGCTGATCGCGATGCCTATACGGGGGTAATCGCCAGCTGGCTCCATACCCGTGAGCCAAAGAAAAAAGAGACGGCGAAGGTTAAGCGCCGTCGAAAGAAAACCACTGCGGCAAAGGAGCCGGAAGCAAAACAGGGAGATTACCTGGTTGGAACGGATGAAAACGTGCTGGTACTCAACAGAACTTATGCAAACCGTAGCAATGCAGAGCGAGCGGCAAAGATGCAGTGGGAGCGCCTGCAGCGCGGGGTTGCAACATTCTCCCTGCAGCTCGCAGAGGGAAGGGCTGATCTGTATACCGAAATGCCGGTGAAGGTGAGCGGCTTTAAACAGCCCATTGATGACGCCGAATGGACCATTACCACCCTGACGCATAGTGTCAGTGCAGATAATGGTTTCACTACGACTCTGGAGCTTGAGGTAAAGATAGATGATTTAGAAATGGAATGATAATGTTCACAAAATGGATGTTCGTGTATCATTATGGGATTGCGGGTAATGACTTGGGGAGAAACGGATATGATGAATTGTCCGAAATGCGGACACGCGGCACATACTCGCAGTAGCTTTCGTGTATCAGATAATACGAAAGAGCGTTATTGTCAGTGCCAAAACATAAACTGTGGAACCACTTTTGTTACTCATGAAACCGTAGTGCGCTTTATCGTAACACCCGGACAGGTCGATCATGTCCCTCCGCACCCTTTAAACAGTGGTCAGGGACACATGAATTTTTGA